CCCTTTTGACGATGTTATGCTTTATGGGTCTATCATACCTTAGTCGGCCGCTTCAAGTTCGACCAACGCCGTCAGCTTTTCATCCGCGTGCACAACAAGACGCTTCCCATCGCCGCGATGTGCGTCCACGATCCAAATTGTTCGCCCTTCGCGATCCAAGGCTGAGACACAGCCCCAAGATCATCCTCCCACTGTCATTCCCGCGCATCCGCCAACGCCAGTAATAATGGACGAGGGAAACCTGCTCTTGTCGGTCGATTTATCGCGGAAACCAGCGCAGCTTTCGATTGCTGGTAAGACTTACAGGCGGACAACGCCAAGCTTCTTTACGTGCTGTCGGAATGAGGCGCACGCTTTTAGCTGTCGGCGTGGCTGTGCTCGGCTCGCTCATGTTTATTCCGTACGGAGCACACGGACCTAATCGCGTTCGACGGATGGAAGCCGTTTTGGGACACTTGGTGGCCGGGCTTCGTGTGGCAGGCATTTCGTCTTTCAGACTTCGTATTAGGTGTTGTCTCTTTTTTTTCCTTATTTCGCAGCCATTCATTTTATTCGGTTGTCGGCCGAAGCCAGACGAATATATAAGAAGAAAAAATTCTCCTAAAGGCGTTTCACCGCCGAACAACAATCACGAAGGCCTGAGGAGGTGTTACCATGTCTAGTCTGACTTTGATTCGCCGGCCGCCTCCCAAGACCGCCATGAAGCTGGCTTACGGGGCTCTTGGCATTTGTAGTATGGCCTTGATGCTTGCCGTGTCTGTTGGGGTTGGTGCCAACAATCCCGCGAGCGGATCCCAGGCCGCGCCCCAGGACAAGGCCACGGACAAGCCGGAGGAGGCGCCGACCGGTTTCAACAATTCGACTAACGGATTCGAGGACCAAGATGCCTTCGACGAAGACCGCGAGACGTTCGAGGAGGTTGAGACAATCTCGGAGGGGCTGGGACCCGTGTATAACGCGACGAGCTGCGTGAGCTGCCACCAAAACCCGGTATCGGGCAGCTCCAGCCAAGTAGCTGAGCTGCGCGCCGGCCACCACAAACCCGACCCCAAAGACCCCAAAAAAGCCATCTTCGTCGAGGCCCCCGGCGGGTCACTTATCCATCAACGCGCGATCGACGCGGCGATCCAGGAGCACGTCCGGCCGGAAGATGAGGTGCGCACCCTAAGGATGTCGACGAACACCCTGGGCAACGGGTTCGTTGAGGTCATTCCAGACGAGGAGATACTCAAGATCCGGCGTGCACAGCCAGAGGGCCTCAATGGCTTGCCGGTGCTCGTTCCGGTCGTAGTAGGAGGGAAGAAAGGCGCCGACGGCGAGATCGAATTTGAATTTGTCGAGCGGATCGGGCGCTTCGGCTGGAAGTGCCAGGAGGCGTCGTTGATTAATTTCAGCGCCGGCGCCTACCTCAACGAGATGGGTGTCACCAGCCCGCTGCAACCCGAGGAAAACACGTCCAACGGCCGGGACGTGTCGCAGTTTGACCGGGTTGCCGACCCGGAGGATGAGGTTGACCCGAAAGAGCCCGACAACAATGCGCACCCCTTCGGCGATGATGTGAAGGCTTTCGCTCGATTCATGCGATCCACCAAGGCGCCGCCCAGGGACTTCTCGCTCGCCGGCACTGACGACGTCGCGGCCGGCAAAAAAATCTTTAAGGACGAAACGACACCAGCGGGCAAGAGGCTCGGCTGCGCCATCTGTCACCACCCCGACTATACCACGCCGAGAGCGGGGACGCGGATCAAGACACTGCGCCCTGATGGCAGGAAGCCCGGTAGTGACTTGGGCACCGTGCCGAAGGCAGTCGGGAACAAAACCATCCATCCCTATAGTGACTTCATTCTGCATGACATCGGCACCGGTGATGGTATCGCGCAGACCCAACACGCCCAAAGGCCGCCTCGCGACGTTTACAACCTTGAGAAGGTTCCTGATGACATCGTGACCCGGGAGGGCGGTGTGCGGGTTCAAGCTGAGCCCCGAGAAGGCAGTAGGCGTGCCCTTAGCGACGTGCCGGGTCTCGACCAGAGAACCATCAATATGATTCGGACGGCGCCGCTCTGGGGCCTGCGCGTGCGGCCACAGCTACTGCATGATGGCTCAGCGCTAACGCTCGGCGAGGCGATCCGCAAGCATAAAGTGAAGTCGAAGGCAGGCGACGTGGATTTGCCGGGGAACTATGAGAACCTGACTGATGAGCAGAAGAAGCAACTCAACGCTTTTCTGAACTCGCTCTAGGCAACGGGGTCCACGACGGTCTTGACGGGCTGAAGCCGGTCGTGGCAGGCCGTCGGGTGGTGACTACGTTGATGACTCGGGCCAGGTCGTGAAGGCCAACGTCGATAGCACCTATGGCGATATCGTCGTGGGCAAGCCAACCACCTAATCAGCGAAAACTCAGAGTTGATATGAACGTGCCAGTAGGCGTTTCGTTTGGTCTCGGTTCGATTCATTTGTGCCGACCAAGCTTGAAGCTCTTTCGCCGGAATACAGCCAACTTCCCGTTGCTGCCGTTGTTTAATTTAAATGCCGTACACTCTCATTAGCCGGAACTCCATCTTGCGACGCGTCAGGCCGTACCGCAAAGCATCCACCGCGTGTTGCTCGCAGGAGTCGTCTATGTCCTCTGGGTTACTTCGGCTATAGACCGCTGCTGGCAGCGTGCGAACCAAGTTCCGACAGTTCCGAAACATGACCAGTCCGCCGTAGCCGTCCTTTTTAAGCGCGAGCCGCTGATGTATGGCTGAAATGCCGTGCACGCGCGAGCCAGCGCCTTTCTCGGAAGCAGTCCAGCCGCACCCATACGAGTTCATGATGTGGCCCCGGCTGCCCTTGCCGCTCTCAGCGCCAAGACCAATCTCCGCGAACGCTGCGCTGTCGATCACTCCACGCAGTTCGCGCTCAAATGCTGCGTCCTTCTTGAGCACTGCAATCGCCAAATCTTCCGGGCTTAAGCCGCGCTCATAAATTTCGTCGATCACGAAGATTCGGTCGTGCACTTTATCGAAGGCAAGCCACAACACGCACGCAGGCGCGGCATACCCATCATCGCACGCGCGCCACATCTCCCACGTCTCCGGCACTTCGAACGGCTCGCACGTGTGGCGGCCGTAATCCCTCACTGAAGACGGCCCCTTCAAACACATCCCAGCGCCCCAGCAGCAATGCTTTGCGGGTCGCTTCCGGCAAAGCTGCGAGCTGGCGCTCGTATTCTGTCCCCGCCAAGTGCGGATTGTCGCTGATACGCGCCGCAATGAACACGCGCCGGAATCCTGTTGCCGCATCAATCACCTCGGAAGAACTGCCGTCATCTGGAATGTTCCATCTTGATTTCACCCATGCATGCCCGACGCCACCGGGCGTACACGTCGCCCTCACTTCCAAGCGCAAACCGCTTCCCTCGACTGCGCGCAATCGGCTCAACATATACACGTATGCACTGCTCACCGGCTGGCCTTGTGCATCTGTGCCGTCGCCCGGCCAGCTTGTAAGCTCATCCCAACCGATGAAAGAGAACTGGCGGCCCATATAGCGGAACTTATCCTCATCAGCGTCCAGAAAACCGAATTCCAGAATCGCCCCGCTCGGAAACGTCCACTGCGAAGTACCTTTGTTGAACGTCGCGCCGAGGGGCAGGAATAGCTCATGGCTGCGCCCGATTACATCGCGCAACATCGGAAACGTCCGCCGCAAGATCAGCGCGCGATGCTTCGGGTTCTTCACCTGCGACAGTCCGGCCATTAAGATTGCGTCCGTTTTCCCGCTCCCGACAGAGCCCGCAAATAACGCTTCACGCGCCGGACAGCTAAGAAACTCGGCCTGTTTTCCGGTGGGTTGCCATAAGATCGTCTGCTCCTTTTTCATGCGTTTCTGTTCTGACTGCTCCTGGCAAATCTGTTCTGACTATCACGTTTTTCCATAGTAGAGACTCGAACATAGCTTTCGATCCGGCCAATTTATTCCGGCCCGTTTTCCTTCGCCGGTAGGAGAACGATCCCGCCAACCAGGCCTACTTCGTGTCGCTGCGTGTCCCGATACGTTGAAGGCCGATGCGCTTTGAGAAGGAACATTGCCTGTTGTGCATCCTCCTTGAGCGCCCGCTGGTAAATTTCATGCTCCAAAATGTCTAGGCTTTGGTTGAGCGCGTCATCCCACTTTTTGGAAAACTCTGGGTCGCGCTCACGGTGGTCGTAAGCCGTTCGACGGCTAACACCCGCACTCCTGCAAGCAACTGTGACACTGGGCGTCTTAGCCAGCGCCCGCAAGAAGGTCGCGCGCCACGCCCCTACACGCGTGCGCGCGCGCGAAGCGTAAGATTTGCGCGATGTGTGGTTGTTGCGGCGCAGCGGTGCGAGTGTGGTTGTCGGTATCATTTTGCAGTGGCGAGTTGCGCCTTCCCCTTTTCAATCTCAGGCTCGCTCGATTGAGTTGCAGGGCCCTTGTTTCGAAAGCACGCGGGGCTGGCTTGGCACCCGCGAAATGCAATTCCCTTCGGATTGGAAATTGGATGATGTTGCCGCGTTTGGTTGGGCGCCGACTGCGGAAGGTCACGTCCACGGTTACGGTGCCGAATATGCCCTCGCACGGCGCCGTCATGGAGAAAGTTGGTGATTGAAAACTCTGGCATATGCCGGAGTTTT